CACTGGAACTGTTCGTGGTCAAGCATTAAACAAGATGTATGCAAAAACTAAGATAGCCATTGGAGATAGTTTAAATATTAATTTTAACTATCCATACTATACAAGTGATAGACTTTTTGAAAGTACTGGTCGTGGTGGCTTTACTATCTACCCTAGCATCAAGGGTCTTCAAGACTACTTTGAAGATGGAAAAGAGATTGTGTTTTATGAACATGGAAACCTTGAAGATCTATCAAACAAGATAGATAAGTATTTAGAGGATAATGATGAGCGTGAAAAGATACGTATGGCTGGACATGAAAGAACAAAGACGGAGCACACATATATTAATAGATGGTCAGCAATTCTAAAAGAACTTGGAATCAAATGAACTGTTTAGTCACAGGTGGTGCTGGATTTATTGGTTCAAACCTTGTTGATAAACTAATAGAACTTGGTCATAAAGTTATTTGTGTAGACAATGAGTCAGCAGAATGTCATGAACAATTTTATTGGAATCCCAAAGCAAACAACTATAAGTATGATATTTGTGATTACGAAAAGATTGCACATTTATTTAATGGCATTGACTATGTTTTTCATGTTGCATCAGATGCAAGAATACAGCCTGCAATATTAAATCCAAGAAAGTCTATTGAATCAAACGCTGTGGGTACTGCAAACGTTATTGAACTTGCAAGGATTAACAAAGTAAAAAGGTTTATTTATTCAAGCACATCGTCTGCATATGGCAAGAAAGCAATTCTTCCAAACGTAGAAACACAGCCATCTGATCCGCTAACACCCTACTCTACTGCTAAAGTTTTTGGTGAAAACCTTGCAAGAGTTTACTATAATCTTTATGGACTAGAGACTGTATCCCTTAGATACTTTAATGTATATGGAGATAGACAGCCACTAAAAGGTCAATATGCACCAGTTATAGGCTTATTTTTAAAGCAAAACGAAGAAGGTAAGCCACTAACAGTAGTTGGTGATGGATCTCAGCGCAGAGATTTTACACATATATCAGATGTAGTTCAAGCAAACATCCTTGCATCTGAGATAAAAGATGGCTTTGGTGAAGTATATAACATTGGATATGGCAATAACTATTCTATACTAGATATTGCTAATATGATTTCAAATGATATTAAGTTTATACCGTCAAGAGTTGGAGAAGTTCAAGAAACTCTTGCGTCTAATGAAAAGTTTAAAGAATTAACTGGATGGATACCAAAAGTCCCACTAACAGAATGGTTAACAAAATGACAGAAATGAAAAGAGTTATAGTTAATGGTGAGTTTGAAATAACTTTGCCAGAGCATCGTGCTGCTCGCCCTGAATGGTACGAACCTAAAGGTTGGGAAAAACCAAGACTAAGACACATGTCTGAAAATATTTCTTCTGGAGATGTTATGTATTATGTTGGTGCAGAAGAAGGAGAGTTTGCGGCATTGTGTCAGATGTGGGGTGCAGAAGTTGTTTTATTTGAACCAAACCCTAAAGTCTGGTCACACTTTCCATTGCTTTGGAGTGCAAACAATTTAGATCTTCCAATGGTTTGTATTCCTGGATTTGCATCTGATAAGATAAACAATCTTTCAAGAATATATTATAATGAATGGCCACCAGAAGTTAACAACGTAATTGAAGCAGCCCACGGATTTAAAGAACTATACCTTGAAGGAGAATCCTATGGTCAGATTACTATAGATTCTTGTGTATATGATCACGGAATTAAGCCACCTACCGCCATTTCATTAGACGTAGAGGGCAGTGAATGGAGAGTGCTTGGAGGGGCTGAGAAGGTTCTTAGAGAGCATAAGCCAAAGATTTGGCTATCTGGGCATCCAGAATTTATGCTTCAGCAATGGGATGAATCTTTATATAATCTTAGACAATGGATTAAGGGATTAGGATATAAAGAAACAATACTTGACTATCAACATGAGGTGCATCTTTATTATGAATCATGCTAAAACTTTTTGGGATAATGCTGCATCAGATCCCGAAGTAAGATATAAATATATTGCAGATGAGTGGGCATCCACTGAAAACTTTTTAGATCTTATAGAAAATAATAACAATAATTGGAATAATGTTCTAGAGATTGGGTGTGGAATAGGAAGATTACTTGATCCTCTTTCAGAAAAATATAAAGAATGTAATTTCTATGCAATAGATATCTCTGATGAGATGATAAAACTTGCACCTAAAAAAGATAATATAAAGTATCAAGAGGTTGCAAATAATCTTGACCTAGTATATTCGATGTTGGTTTTTCAGCATATTGAACATCAAGAAAAGATTAACTATATAAAACTTGCCTACGATAACTTAAAAAACGGTGGCAAAATATATTTTCAATTTGTTATTGGAGAAGAAAATTCACCATACTCTTATCAAACATCTAAGTCAGAAATTCAAAAGGTTTTGACTGACATAGGATTTAATAATTTAGTTTTTGAAAACCATATGCATCCACAATGGATGTTTGTAAGGGCTATGAAATGATTAAGGCCTATCTATATTCTATTGATCCACTTGATTCTGCTGATGGTAAATGGGATTACGGTCTATTAAAACAAACCTTTGATAGAAATCATATTGAGCAGTTAACTGTGAAGCAGATACCAAATGAAGAACGTGCCTTTGTTGTTATTCCTGGTCAGGGAAATGCTGGCAAAGAAGATAAAATATCTGAACAATTGAAAAATTTAGGCAGGGTAGTTTTATTTATTACTGGTGATGAAGGTGCTTATTTTAATGTAGACAAGATATCTCATCCTAATATTGAGATATGGGTTCAATACCCTCACCAAAAACATGAAAAATATAACAAGGTTTTTATCGGTGCTCCTCAACATATTAAAGACAATTTGCCTAACTATCCTATCAAAGAATATGATGTTTATTTTGGTGGTCAAATAACTCACCAGCGTAGAAAAGAACTTGGAGAAGCCATGCTAGGCCTTCCAAACAGCCTCTACAAGCCCACTCCAGGCTTTGCACAAGGAGATACACCTAAAAACTACTATGCCACTATGTCAAAGGCTAAGATAGCCCCATGTCCTGCAGGAGCGCAGGTTGTTGATACCTTTAGGTTCTTTGAATCAATAGAAATGTTATGCCTTCCAGTAGGAGATCTGGTAGACTCAAAGGGTATCGAAAAAGATTTCTTTGCATACGTTGGAGCAGAAGATATCCCCATAACAAAAACAAATAATTGGCATAGCCTAAAAAGTATTGTTCCTAATTTACTTAATGATTATCCCAATAATATGCACAAGGTTGTATCGTGGTGGATTAAATATAAAAGAGATTTTTCTATAAAGATTATGGAGCAGGTAAATGAATAAGAACGATGTAACAATTGTTATGGTAACTTCTATTTTACCAAGCCATCCAGACACAAGAGTTCTTGATGAAACTATTAGAGAAGTTAGAATGCATTTTCCAGAAAATGAAATCATCCTGCAAATTGATGGTCTACGTGAAGAAAGATTAAACAGAAAAGCAGATTACGATGAGTTTAAAAGTCGTGTTCTTTGGAAGTGTTTGCACGAATGGAAAAATGTTTTGCCAATTATTTTTGATGAGCACAGCCACCAGACAACAATGATGAAAAAAACAATAGACTTAATTAAAACATCTGTGATGCTTTATGTTGAAGGAGACGCTCCTATTACTGGTGACAGACATATCCACTGGGATGAGTGCTTAGATATGTTGGAGTTTGGCAAAGCAAATACAATTAGGTTTCACTTTGAAGCATCAATTCCTCCAGACCATAGCCACCTAATGCTTAAGAAAAGGGGCAACTTTTTAAAAACAATTCAATGGAGCCAAAGACCACACCTATCTCGTGTTGATTATTATCGTGAGGAAGTCTTACGAGTTTCAGATGAAAAAACTTTTATTGAAGATAAATTTCATGGAGTTGTTCAAGATGATGGCTGGTTTAAACATAAACTTTGGATATATCACCCAGAGGGTGACATTAAACGTTCCTACCATTTAGATGGACGTGAAGGTGGTAGAAAATTTACATCTGATGACCAAGCATGGGGATTAACTGAATGAGATTAGGCATTATTGCAAGATCAGATAATAGTGGGCTTGGCAACCAGACAAGAGAACTTGTAAACATGCTTAATCCAACAAAGATTATGCTTATTAATTCAATATCTTTTAATAAGAATAAGCAACATCCAGAATGGTATAACGGATATGATATACAGCCAGTTAGAGGATTTCCTAGAAATGGAGACATAACATCTTTTCTTCGTGGATTAGATGTTGTATTAACCTGTGAAACATTTTATAGTAATCAGTTTATAGACCTTGCCAGACGTGTTGGAGTTAAGACTGTATTGCAATATAACTATGAGTACTTAGATCATTTAAATAGACCTGATTTTGCTTTACCAGATGTATTTCTTGGGCCTAGTCTATGGAATTTTGATCATATGACTGAGTTATTTGGTAGTAAAACTAATGTTACCTATCTACCGCCGCCAACAGATCACACATTGTTTAATAAAGTAAGAGAGAATAATCTTTCTAAAAATCATAATAGAATACTTCATATTGGAGGAAAGGCTGCTTCTGAAGATAGAAATGGTACAAAGTCTGTAGTAGATATGCTTAAGTATGCAGAAGAAAATTTTCAGGTTGTAATTAGAACACAGACACCACTAGATATAAAATGCGATGATCCAAGATTGGTAATAGATCATAGAGATTCGGAAAGCCGTGAAGATATGTATGATGGCTTTGATGCAATGATATTGCCAAGAAGATATGCTGGACTATGCTTGCCTATGAACGAAGCGCTTATGTCTGGGCTTCCAGTATTTATGACAGACATATCTCCAAACAACACAATTCTTCCTCAAGAATGGCTAGCAAAGTCTAACAAAATTGGCATACTTAAAACTAGAGCAGTCCTTGATGTACATAATGCAGACCCTAAAAATCTTGCAAGAATTGTGGATGATTATATGAAACAAAAGTCTAAGATTGAAGAAAAAAAGCAGGCTTTTGAAATTGCCATGAATAACTTTGCTGCAGAAAACTTAAAACAAAAGTATCTAGATATTTTAGAGAAATAAAAAAGCGGGTCCGAAGACCCGCCCTTCTATGTAAGATAAACTTACTTCTTGTCAGCAGGCTTCTTCTTAGCAGCCTTCTTAACAACCTTAGCACTCTTTAGTGCTGCCTCAATGTCTGACTCGGCAGGCATACGTCCGAATGCCGTGTCTGATGGATTGACTGCTCTCAATGCTACGGGCACTAGTGCACCGAGTAGTGAGTAAGCCAATGTCTCTGGATCTGTCACACCAGATGCGTACATTGCAGTTGCTGCACCAAGAACTGATCGTCCGTATGATGCTAGCATTTGCTTCATTTTTTCATTCATTATTTCCTCCTAGGATATAACTTTCGTTAGTATGTAGTAGCCAGCCCATAGGCCTATGATACCTGCAACACCCGCAAAAACGGGCGGTGCTGGAACTGGCAATTTGAATGCAGCAAATACAATGCCACATCCAAAACCTGTTATTATTGATAATATAATATCTTTCATCTGTTCCCCACTATATATTCTCTGTGATGTTTTTCACAGAAGTCTACGTATCTTGTTTCTGTCATGGCAAGTATTTTTGCTTCATCAACGCACTCTTCTATTTCACAAACTGCATAATCATATCTAATACTGTCTTCAAATTTTTTTAATTTTGGAACAATCATTCTTTCATTCCATGATCTTGGCTTGGATTCTCAGGGTGGTCTACAGGTGTTGGTGCTGTACAAAGGGCACCACAGTCGTGGCATTGTATATCTAGATGATACATTCCTACCATATATGTGCTTGAATCAAAAGAAACTAGGGCTCTAAACAATGTACCACCACAACTTGGGCACTCACAAGTTGGGATGCCTCTAGCGTCTATCATCGACTTCCTCTGGAAGCAACTTCTTTAAATCTTTATAGGCTGCAGATATTTTTTTCATTGAGTGGTAGTGTGGATAGGCATCTCCAACAAGTCCATACTCATCAAAGTACATAATCTCTGGTTCAATATCTCTAACAAAAGTCTCTAATTGTGTTTGCACATCTTCAATATACTCAAATGCCCAATCACGAGAATCAGAAAGAAACTTAATAAAGTTTTCTTTATGTATGTCTTGATCTTCTTTGCTTACTGGAGACTGAATGTTTGCTTCAAATGCTTCTTGAATAGTAGAGTTAAGAACAACTAACTGTGCAAATGCCTTGGTAATTACCTCAAGCCTTTTTAGTACAGAAAAATATGCCATAGCAAATGACACTGAAAATAAACTAAGTACTATAATCGCTATTCTCATTCTATTCCTTTTCTCTTACTACTATTGTATCACTGCTAGCATTATACATTTTTTTAAAATCTAAGCCTGTTAGTTGTTCGTATTCAGTAATGGTTCTAATAGACCCTGCTCCCCATATACCGCCCTCTATTCCGCACAGAACACGCTTTTGCTTTTCCTTAGAAATAACCTCTAATTCTTTCCATGATATTTCTCTAAGGTTCCTGTCTTTCCAAACCTTGCTATATCCTTCACGCATATAAAAATGATATACAATTGTTACACACGGGGAATAAATATCCCAGCCCCTAGTCCAAGCCCTTATTGCAAAACACAGTTCTTCACCAAAGAAACTAATCTCTGGATCATATGGAACTTCTTGTATAAGTTCTCCCTTAGAAAATACAAAGCCTGCTAAGATAGTTGTTGATTGCTCTGGAAGATTTTTATTTGTTAACTTAACTCTTTCTGCAGTCCACTCGCCACGTTTTGTAAGCATTGGCTTTTGCTTTGTAGCATATGGCAGTTGTGTTTTAGAGTTCTTTATGATGCTAATAGTTTTATCTGGCTCTACATAAAATGGAGGAGGAAAGTGAGAAAGAATTATCTTGTTGTTGTTTGATATTTCTTGTGCTTTTTTATATTGATCAATACAGATTTGATCCCAATTCTTTTCAAATATTGTATGTGAATCAATTTGAAGAAAGTAGTCTTGTCCAGAATACATTGGAATGATTTGTGCTCTTGCATACCCTGCACCTCTTGCCATCTTGGGATGTATGGTGTTTAGCGTAAGGTTTGGAACCCAAGATAAATCTGGGGCAAATCTTTCAAACTCTTGAAGCATTACACCAAAATGCAAATCTTGTGGATTTGCTGCATTATCCAGAGCAGAATGAATGGTTCTTTCCAATTCTGGATCTCTGTAACTAGCGATTGATATAAAAATAGTCACTGTTTAACTGCCTCTCTAGTGACTAAAACAATCGCACCTTCCATTTCAAGAGCATTCTTAAGTGTTAATACATACTGCAACGCCTGGATCTTATCATCATGAACTAATCCAGCAAAATGCTTTTCATCTAACTTAATAGTTAAAAAGTGTTCATTGTCAATTATGTTTACACCAAATCCTTTTGGTGGTATAACTGAATGAAAAGCCCTACGCATTGCATCTGTATACACTATGCTTCTTGTTTCCAGTGCATGTATGATTTAATATATACCGCCGCATATGCCAATGCAGAGAATATGAAGCCATATTGTTTAGTCATTATTGCATAAGTTATCCATAAAGTTTCATTTAGTAAAAGAATGTGCCATCCCCAAATAGTCTTACGACCAACAAAGAAAATGCCTGTTACTCCTATTACTGCTAATACCCATGACCACATATTATTGCTCCATTGTTAATGATTGCCAAGTCAAAGACCATTCTTGCTTTGATCTATGATTACTAAACTCTCTTGAGATTTCTCCACCTTCTAGATAGATACCGCCCCAAACTCCCCACTCTTTACCAGATACGCCAACTGCAAAACATGTCTTTGCTACTGGACACGTTCTGCAAAGTGAGTCAACAAAGGCTCTACTTTCTGGTTTTTCTTCATATTCATCAAAGAATATATTTGTGTCAGAACCTAAACATTCTGCAGCATCTTTCCATAGATGTTGTTTCATGTTTAGCCCCTATATCTGTTTGGAATATCCCATCCGTTACGAGTGACCTTATAAACTCTTTGCATGTACCAAAGACCCTTTACTCTCACACCATTAACGGCAGTACGTGCGGAATCAGATCTCTTTAGATCTACAACATCCCATCCAATCCAAGAAAGATTGTTGTTACCCTTTACAATCTTTTCCATCTTTTCTAAACTTGTTACAATCATACTTTCCCCCTAGTATCTAAAAATTCCAACTTCGATATTTTCTAATTCAGCCTTAGCAACCAACTTTGATGGTGTTTGCTTTGGGTTACACAAGAATGCAAAATAGTTTACATGCCCCATGTTTTCTTCAACCCACTGGCCAGGAACTTTATAGTATTTAATTTTCTTTCCTCTTGCCTTCATTCCGCGTTCTGAAAGATTTGAAAATTCAGAAACCATGGCATTAATTTTTACAGGACCAACAGAGTAAATTGAAAACTCTTGATCATCATCTTTCATGCCAGATAGCGCAACACCCATAGCACGAATGAATACGCTGTAGTCATTAAACTCATTCGTTCCCTGTACTACTACTATCATCGTTTTTTCCTTTTCGTAAGTTATCTAATATAAAAAGCATCTTATCCATGTCTTTCTTAGACATAGTTGAAACATTTACTGGCTCTGTAGTATGTTCTACTATGTCACCACTTCTTGTTTCTGCAGAATAAAATATATTATCTTTTATCCAGTAAGCCTTGCTGTCTATAACAATAATCTTTATCATTGTGCTGGCAGCATGTTTTACTGATTGAGACTCAATTTCTTTTTTGCTATTTAATTTTTGCGGTATAAGATTTATAATAGTTTGATGCATGTCACTCTGTCTATACTTGACATTACTCAAATTCTTTAAAGCCTTATACCTGCTTAATTCAATTATAGACCAAGACAGGACCAATGTCAAGCCGATGGCTAAAACATATTCCATTTTATCTATTATTCAGATTTTGTTTTGGTTATTTTTGTAGCAGGAACTGGTGCAGATTGCATCATAACTAATCTATTTAACTTAAGTTGTGATTGCAATAACTGAAACTCCAGATCAGATGCTTTTTGTCTATAAAAGTTAACCAACTGTTTAACTTCTTCAATCCCCATGTCTTCCATACTCTACCCCTTTCTAAAACTGAATGGACTATTTGCCCATGCTTTGTTTGCTTTTTCTCTTTCTACAATTGCACGACTCCATGAGAACCCTGCGTCTCCACCCCAGGCATCCCACATAATTCTTCCATTAGATGGAAACTCTGGACCATCAAAGAAACCTTTTCCTTTTTTGTCTACTTCATGACGAGAAAAAAATGAATACATTCTTTTAACTGTATCAAGAGACATAGCAGAACCATTAACAATATCTGTTGCTCTACCCCAACCTACAGGAGTACCAGCACCAGTTGCTTTGCCATCTTCTTTCCACTTTAAAGCACGTCTTGCTGCGGCTTTCATTCCAGCATTAGGTGAATATGTCTCTGCCATTATTTATCCTTCTTTGGGTGTTTTACTTCATATGGACCAAGAACAGATTTAATTGTACCGTTTTTATTCATACGAACAATCATTCCATCTTTAATCTGTGTTGAATTAAAAGATTGTGCTTTTCTCTTTGGCATTACTTTACAAATGGATTAAGATCAAAGATTGATCCACTCCACTGCCCCATGCCTTTTGTTGCGTTGTTGCGCCAGTCTTCAGGCAACATGTCTGTTGCGTTAAGTGCACGAGCACGATCAATGATGTGCATCTTAGCCTTGTTATAATCTTTTGCACGACCAACTGCTCTAATTGCATTCATTAGGTCTGCACGATTACCAATTGGAAACGATCCATCAGGCATTGCTGTTCCAGCACCTGCCATTCTTTCACGACTTTCCTCAGAGAACTCTCTCTTTTCCATTTTAAACACCTCCGTTAGCGTTGCTGGACCGTTAATTTCTTGTCCAAATCCTTCAAAAATAGACTTCTTTGTTGATCTTGAATGTCCTTTTGGAAATAAATCTAAATCAAAAGGCTTTCTTGGAAATTTTCCACGAAGTCCTGCCATAAAAGCATTTACTCTTCCCATAGCCCATTGTTCCGCACTAGATACACTACCACGAACTGAAGATGGATTGGTTCTGTATGCCCCAATACCACGGTTATAAACCTGTCTTAAGGCTCCTACTGTAATTCTATTATCGCCTTCTTTACCTTTATTATAAGCATCTGCTAATTCTTGTAGTCTTGCTGAAGAAACTTTTTCCATTTCTTCATCTCTATCATACATTTTTTCATTATCAATTGGCTCAGAAGATATTCTTAAAGAACTAAAAGGTTTTACAACACGTCTATCAGTTCTTGTTCTTGTTCCACCCTCATTTGTTGCATAAACTCTAATAACTGCTACTGGACTATCTGAAGAGGCTTCAACACTTTCATTAGTTCCAGGAAGTTTTACCGTTCCAGATCTTTCAATTCTTTCTACAACACCATGTGCAGACTCTGTTTTATCTGGTGGTTTTGGAACAGCAAAAGTAACGTGATCTCCGACAGATACTGATTTTGCTTTTTCAATTTCATCATCCATGTTGTATGTTTTACCAACTGGGACACAATTTGGAACCATTCGTCCATCTTTTTCTTTTACACCCTGTTGCTCATATCCAACCCAACATGCTTTTGTCATGTTATCCCATTTATCCATTTCTTCATCATCTGAATAATAAGACTTCATTTCTTCTGCATCTTCGTATGGAGCATTGGCCATTTCTCTTTTACCAATTGAAGAATCATACATTGCCATAGCAACCTCTGAATCCATTTTATCATCTTCCATAGTATGATTGTTTATGTCTGCAATCTTTGCATCTTTATACATCATTCCAATGCTGTAGGCAGTTGGTTTCCACTTGCCATCATCTTCTTTATAGATTCTAACAGCCATTGCTGGGTTATCTGGGGGCATTGATTCAATTGCATATTCTGTTCCAGGAACGCCATAGGTTCCACCTTCAATCATTATATGCTCTACAACTCCATGAATCATCCCTTCGGATGTCATGCCCATGACGAAATCGCCTTCTTTTATGTTTATCATATACCGATTATATCAGATTTCTCGCCTTTTAAGCAGGCGCTTTATCTCATTAAGATGCCACTGATCATCTTTAGATAGTTTAGACATTTCCAAGGGATCAAGAGCCTTTGCCCCAACAGTTATTACAGGGTCTTCCTGCATAAAATCAATCTCCAGATATCCCATTTCCCACAGTTTTAACACATTTTTATTTACATCACTGATGTGTTCTTCATATAGTTCTGGCATTAGGTCTTTAATCTTTGGGGTAAAAGCATATAAGAACTCACCGCTATCTGAGTCTAATCCAACAACTTCAAGACCACCGT